CAGCTACAACGGCGACACGCTCATCAAGCCTAAAAGCGCATGGATGGTCAGCGCGTGCCCCAACGGCCCCAACGGGGCGCACTTGGCGAGCTACGGTGCATTGAGTGCAATGGTCTGCCCTACCGACTTCAACCGCGACAATCTCTCGATGTGGGCCAACTGGCCGTTGCTGGAAGTCAATCCCGGCTACACAGTGAAGAGCGGTGTGATGATGATGGCGCAGCGCCGAGCCGCGTGGTGCCTGCGCAGTCTTTTCCTCGCCAGCGCGTACTCCAACGACGCCGACTACTTCAAGTCGCAGATGGCCAAAAACCTCGCACTCGCCAACGCGATCCCCAAAGATGAGTTTGGATTGTGGGATGTAGCGACGGTCTATGCCGGTGCAGGAAGCGCCAAGGGTGCTCTCGGCCTTGCCGTGTGGATGGGCAACTACGTTATGGAAGCACTCGACGCCATCTGTCCGACGATGCCCGAGTGGAAGCCCTTTGCGCAGCAGTGCGGCAAGTTCTATGCGCTGGTTGGGGCAATGCCGCAAGCACCGCTCATGTCGCTCTACGTGTGGATTTACAAGGGCACGGACGGCAAAATTGTCCGGGTGCTAGATACAGACGGCAGCGTAGACGTAACGGCAAGCCTGCTGGAAATGATTCGACTTAGTTGCATTACGGGCGGGTGGACGGACGCGCAAGCGGCTGCGGTCGTCGCTCCGGGAGTGACCGAGCAGGATGTCTTCAACCTCATCAAGCAGGCGGCTCCGTACTGGACCGGGAAGTTCTCGAACGGTGTATCCGACTTCTGGGGCGCATGGTACTCGCCAGACTCGTACCCGGCAGGCGACATTGCCGCAACCATCGCTGCGGCGAATGTGGGGACGCCCGGAATTGACGCGGCGCTGACTCGTGTGCAGAACCTGCCTCAGCCGCCGAACTACACCGGCAACCGCAAATACAAGCACGTGCCAAGGCCGAAGCCGTGATCGGCAAGTACAACGAGGTGCCGTAATGACCTTCGCCGCCGAGCTGGAACAGTTCAAGGTGAGCGCCGTGGGCAAGACGGATGCCACCGTGCGCGCCGTGACCTAGAACCTGTTCAACTCCATCGTCCTGTCGTCGCCGGTCGATACAGGACGGTTCCGCGCAAACTGGCAGATCAGCATGACGGCACCGATTACTGACGAAGTGGATCGGCTCGACCCCACAGGCGCAACCGTGCTGGCTGAGATTGCGGCAGGCATCGGCCCAGCTGGCGGCAAGACTTTTCTTTCCAACAATCTTGTTTACGCGGAAGTTTTGGAATATGGAGGATACCCGGACCCCGTTAAGCAAGGCTCATGGGTCAAAGGTAAAGGATGGGTGGTGAAATCCATTGGGGGCTTCTCAAAACAAGCCCCCGCAGGAATGGTCAGAGTAAATATGACAAGAATTCAGGCCATACTTACTCAGGCAACGTGAGTCCAAGCCTTTCCGGTTCTTATGTAGGATATGGGCGCCGTCGATACGCCGTATAGCTTGGCTATATCGACATTGGTCATCCCAGCCGCAATCATCCGTTTAATGTCCGCCACTTTGGCCTCGTTGAGCTTCGCGCTTCCCTTCTGGCTTCCGCACTGGTGCGAAACTAGCCCAGTTGAAAATGCGTGTCGCTGATTCTCGGCGTGTGTACACCATTCAAGGTTGCAAACGCGGTTATCTTTTTTGTCTCCGTTGATGTGGTTAACTTCATTGCGCTCTATGGATGACACTAAAAACGCTTTAGCCACCAGCCTGTGAACTAATACGGTTGTGATCGTGGTATCGCTAGAGCATAGTCTTACACATAGATATCCCACCGATTGGCGAGTTTGGCGCAGGATGCGGCCAGATATTACGCGAACCCTGTCAACTCTGTAGTTGTGCCCGCGATCGGTGATCGTTCTACCGAGCGACTTAACGCGACCGATGCTTGATATCTCGTAAAGGCCTTCGTAGCCAGCGATTGGCTTCCACACTTCGTTCATTTTGACCCTCCATCAAAGAGTGCATCCTGTTGAGGTGTGGCAGGGCGGGATGAATCGCCTTTTCGCTCCGTCGAGCTAGCCACTCAAGGATTATACGATATATGTCGCTAACAGACATCAATGCCGCCCTCGTTGCCGCCTATTAGGGCGCGGCGCTGAGCCTGCCGACCGCATGGGAAGGTGTGGACTTCCAGCCCCCGTCCAATGCCCCGTGGGCGTAGCTGTGGCAGCTTCCCGCGCCAGTGAGCGTCAATACGCTCGGCGATGCGGGCGATGACCTGCACACGGGCATTTTTCAAATCGACTTGAACGTGCCACCCAACACCGGAACCGGCGCATTGCTCGGCTATGCCGACACGCTCCGCGTCGTTTTCAAAGCAGGTTCCACCGCAGTACACGGCACGCAATCAGTTCTCATTTTGAGTTGCAGCCGTTCCAGATTGTCGCAGGGCGGCGGCTGGCTCAGCGTATCCATGTCCATTTCGTGGCGCGCTTACACTCCTCGTTAATTCACCCATCGGAGATATCCCATGACGATTGCAAACGGCTCACGCCACTCTATGGCGTATGTCGCCGAAACGGTTTACGGCACCACGCCGACCACCCCTGTGTTCAAGTCGATCCGCCACACCGGAACCACGCTGGCGCTGACCAAATCAACCTATACCAGTGCCGAACTGCGCGCTGACCGCTAGATCACCGATCTGCGGCATGGCACCAAGAAAGTCGGCGGCGCGATCAACTGCGAGTTTTCAGGCGGTGCGTTCGATGACTTCCTTGAGGCCGCGATGGGCGGCACCTGGACCACTGGCGTCCTGAAAGCAGGTGTCGCACGGCAGAGCTTCACGATCGAACGCGACTTTGCCGACATCGGCCAATACCTACGCTACACCGGCACGGAATTCGACGGCTTCGACATCGACGTGAAGGCCGAGGGCATTGTGCCCATCGTGTTCAACGTGGTCGGGCAGGATCAGACCAGCGCCACGACCATCGTCACGGGCGCCACGTATGACGCCGCACCGGTATTCAGCCCCTACGACGGCTTCAGCGGCACGATCACGGAAGGCGGTTCGGTCATTGCCGTACTGACCGAGGTCAAGTGCACGCTCAAGAACAACCTCTCCGAAATCTACGTGGTCGGTTCGGCCAAGACGCTTGAGCCGGCCATCGGCAAGTCCACCGTCACCGGCACCGTGACCGCGTACTTTCAGGACACGGTGATGCTGAACAAGTTCGTCAATGAGACGGAATCGAGCATCGAGTTCACGCTGACCGACGGCACGAACAGCTATGACATCCTGATTCCGCGCGTGAAGTACACGGGCGCGCCACCGAACGTGTCCAGCGACAAGCCCATCACCCTCGCCATGCCGTTCAGTGCGCTGCTCGACAGCACGACCGGCACCAACCTTCAGATCACCCGGACGCCCGCATAATGAGTCGGATTAACCGTTACAAGACCCGCGAGAAAGCCAACGAAGGCATCAAGGTCACGCTGATTGACCCCAGTACCGGGCACGTCGGGGAGGACTGGATCGAAGTCGTGTCCAGCCTGTCCGATGCGTTCCGCGAAGCCCGCGACAAGGCATTGCAGGATGCCGGCGAAACGTCGGCACTGGGCGATGAAGGCAAGCGCAAGGACGCCATTGCCGAGGTCAAAGGCAAGATGCACGCGGCGCTGGTCAAGTCGTGGAGCTTCGAGGAACCGTGCACGCCGGCATCGGTGCGTGAGTTCCTGAAAGAAGCTCCCCAAGTGGCCGATGCTGTCGTGGCCGCAGCGGATGACCATAGCCGTTTTTTCGGCAACGGCTTGACCGGCTCCAAGAATGGGCCGAAGGGCAAGTAAGGCTCTCGCGTCCACCGGAAGGTTCCACCGTCCCGCTTGTCAAGCACTTGCGGGCCGTGTGGAAGCAAACCGGCGTCAAGCCGCAGGAACTGGTTGAGATAGGCGATCCACCGGAAGAACTGGCCTACCTCTGGTACTGGCTGAACGAACACGCGCCACCGCTGCTGTACGCGGAGCTGGCGCACTGGCAGACCATGACCCACCGCAAGCTCAAACCGTGGGAAGTGGAGACGATGATGCGACTTGACCGGGTGAGAAACTAATGTCTAACGAAACCGCAAGTCTGACCATTGTCGTAGACAGCACCAGCGCGAAGGCTGCGACCGAATAGCTGGATCTACTGACCGCTGCTGGTGCGCGCGCTGAAGCCGCACTGGGCGGCATGGGTGGAACGGCCAGCGCGGCAACCGACAGCATCGCCGCTACTGCACCCGCTGTCGCCGAAGTGGGCGCGAGCATGGGCACGGTTGCCGACGCTGGTGTGGCCGTAGAGTCGAGCGTCAACAAGGCCGCCACCGCTACCGTCCTCATGGGCGAGACGGCTGAAGCTGCATCGGCCCGTATCAAGGCGATGGTAGCAGCATCGCTTGAGCAGGTGAGCGCGAACGGTATCGTCGGCGAAAGCGAGCGCAGTCTGGCCGAACGTGCCGGCCAGCGTATTGAGGCCACCGCAGCGCAAATTGCCGCGACTCAGGCAGCGGTAGCGGCGCAGGATGCGCAGATGGTGAGCACGAAGGGTTTGGTGGGCGCGGAGGAAGTATCGACTGTCGCCCTCAATACCAATACAGCGGCGACTGAGGTAAATGCAGCCGCTGTCAAGCTTAACTCGCGCATGGTGGGCGAGGCAGGAACGTTGTTAACTGAGCTTGCTACAGGCCAGTTCGGTCGCGTGCGTCGATCCTTTGCCGCCATGATGAATGCGTCGGGTTTGCTGGGTAAGTTGTTCACGCCGATGGGCGCTGCGATCGCCGGCTCGGCTGCCGCCATTGGCCTATTCATCACCGCTCTTGTGCAGGGCGCGGAAGAAGAGGACAAGCTCAATAGCGCGATCATCGCGACGGGCAACTATGCCGGCGTAACATCGGGGCAAGTGCGCGTCATGGCTTCGGCGCTGACCCAGGCCGGCACCAGCACGATGCAAGCCACGGCCATGCTCTCCAAGATCATCGCGACGGGCAAAGTGACCGGAGACGCGCTGCAGGAC